AATTAAACGTTGTAGCTTTTCCTTAGGAGTTTCAACGTACTGCCACTGGCGACCGTTGATTGTCCCATAAACATGACCTTCAACAATGCGGCAGTCACCTTCGATAATGTCGCAGTTACCTTCGATAATGTTGCAGTTACCTTCGATAATGTCGCAGTTACCTTCAACAATGTGGCAGTTGCCTTCAACAATGTGGCAGTTGCCTTTGACAGTGTCTACATGCCATTCTCCATCAATGTATTTCCGAAACTTAACAAGTTCCGCAGCTTGTTCAAGTGTGAATTGATCAGTCATCAGGTTGTTTCGTATGAAGTCATTATACAATAAAAAAGCACCCCTGTAAAGGAGTGGTGTGTCAGTTGTGGAAGTGACCTTATTAAAGTTTAGAGAACATCCTCAAAGAAGATTGTATGATATTCACCTTTTACTTCTTCAAAGGTGAAGTTTTCGTGCCACGCATAAGGTATCATCTCTTTAACAGTAAAGATTTGATTAGTTTCAAACTTGTCTTTGTATGGACCAAAACCAGTATATTTAACTTTCTTAGTTTGTTTCCTACTTGCCCAATCCAGGTTTGGCCAGGTTAGAAGATGAATTTCTAGTTCCTTGGGAGTCATGTGTTGAGTCATCGCCAACATGCGAAATAGCAAAAATAGGAAGGAACAAAGTGAGAGCAGAGATGAAAAAGCCCCCGATCATGTTGACCAGGGGCGTATAGTGATTATTTTCTATTTCAGATTTCATTCAGCCGAAGTCGGCTCTAAGCCCAGAGCAGCATAATGCTCAGGGAAGGTTTCAGCGGTGACTGCGATACCGTTATCGTTCAACCATTTTGCTTCTTTGATCAGCTGAACTCGCTGTGAAGCAGCACGGCGACGAACCTCGTTGCGTGCAGCGGTTTTGAACTCACCAGCACCAAGAGGGATACTGAAGCCAGCACTTACGCCAGCGGCGTTGCGACTCGTTCCTCGTCCATATCCTGCGTTGTCATCGTTCGAGTAGAATGCACCCACTTGGAAGCCAGGCAAGGGGACCACAATGTCACCGATTCCAGCAACTCCACCGTTGTTGGCGGGCAAAGGGGCGACAGCAGCTTCAGGGAGTTCTACAAAGGTGTTTGTACTGTTGTCAGAAAGGTCTACGTTGGTTGCCTGAGCATTGCCAGTGTTGTTCGCTGTTTGCGACTGGTCAGAGCTAGAAGAGTTTTCTTGTGATTGACCTTGAGCAGCAATAGCAGCTTGCTTTTGGTCTTGACCTTGACCTTGACCTTGAGCAGCAATGGCTTTTTGGTTTTGACCTTGACCTTGCTTTTGTCCTTGACCTTGCAGTTGACCCTGGCCTTGGAGTTGCCCTTGACCTTGAGCGTTCGTGTTGCTGTTCGTGTTGCTGTTGTCAGCGCTATTGGTGTTTTTGTTGTTGTTGCGGTTATCGCTGCTGCTGTCGATGTTGTTGCGATTTGTGTTCTTAGTTTTGGGGCTCGCGATGGAAAGCTCAGGGCCGTCACTGGTGGCTGGTCCGTCGCTGTAGCTGCCAGCTAGAGCTGGAGTAGCAAAGGTGCCGAGAAGAGCAAGAGTCGACAGAAATGCTTGGGTTTTCATTTTGTTAGTAGGTTGAGTTGGAACGAGTGCGTTCAGAATATTTATAGCAAAAAAGGAGGGGTGTAAACCCCTCCAGAAAATCAACCGATAGCAGGTGCTTGAAGAGCGACGTCACAATAGGATAGTATAAAGTTCAGGTCGAGGTCTTCCCCGAAGCACTCGGTCCCTCCTGCGGAGGCAAGCGTCGGAATGGGGGCGACTACGCGACCCGGAACATTTTTTAAGGAGAGTCTGTTCTGTGAGCCAGACGAGCCAGTGGGGTCCTTGCCATTGTCCGAGGATCGTAACAAGGGATCGTTGAAGCCGCTTATGTGGTTCATAAAAAGATCTCCCAATTTTATAGTGAAGTTTGCCGTTAGTGTCAGCGACGATTGCGAAGTAGAGATTATCAGGTCTTGTTGGACTGGAACGATCCATTTGACCTCCAATACCATGACCCTTACTCACTCCAACTGTTCCGGCGTTCCATGTTGGTTTGCCGTAAAATGGGTTTTTATCTCTCAGTTTAGAGGCGACTTTGCAACAAGAGGTTTTGTTGAGCTGACCTTGGGGATAGACCCAGTGTTCCTTATGGGGACACTTTATTAAGACTTTATTCCTTTTTGCGGGATAGCCATCCCACCGTAAAACAACAAAACCTAATTGGTCTCCTAATTCTTTTAAGTCTTTATCCCAATCTCTTCTACAATGCGGTCGTTTGGTTCCCATACCATAGTAAAAAAGGCTGCTGAGTTAATTATAACCCAACAGCCAACTTGTTAATCTTTAACAAAGAAGCCTAAGTGGTAATCTTTACCACAGAAGCCTTACTGTATAAATTATACACCTCAACCGATAGAAGGTGCTTGCAGAGCGACAGAAGTCGTCTCAGCAGCGGCTAGGTCGAGGGGGAAATTGTGCTTCCCCAAGTTGGACTATATCTTCACCGTGTCCCGAAGGATTTAGGTGCCGGACGCTAGTGGCGTTTTACGTAGAGCGCTCTCTACACCGCCTAGTCTCTGAACCTTCCTCACAAGATCGTGTGAGGCTTGGCTGCTGATTGCCCGTTAGGGTTTCCAGCAGTTCATCCGGAGTTTACCTCTCTTTTTCAAGCGAGGGCGCCCACAATTCGAGCGTTACGTTCGTGAAGGACCTCAAAACCAAGATTAGCACGGTTGAGAATGTCTGCCCAAGTGTTGACCACTTTGCCTTGCGACTCGACGATCGACTGGTTGAAGTTGAAACCATTTCACGGTTTCTCCACACGTTTTTATCCGTGTGGCGTGGACTATATCTTCACCTCAGTGAGGTGTCGGACGCTAATGTCGTATTACGTGAGAAGCGTCTCACGCCGACTAGTCTCTGAACCTTCCGTCCTCGCTAGGACGGCTTGGCTGCTGATTGCCCGTTAGGGTTTCCAGCAATTCATCCGATGTTTACCCCTATATCGCTATAGAGGGACCCAAATGTTTTAGGTTGAAGGCCATTGTGCTCACGCCAAGGGCAGTGAACCAGATCCCCACCACAGGCCAAGCAGCAAGAAAGAAGTGAAGAGAACGAGAGTTATTGAAGCTGGCGTATTGGAAGATAAGCCGACCAAAATAAGCGTGAGCAGCAACAATGTTGTACGTTTCCTCTTCTTGACCAAACTTGTAGCCATAGTTCTGAGACTCGTTCTCAGTCGTCTCACGAACGAGAGAAGAAGTAACCAAAGATCCATGCATGGCGGAGAAAAGAGATCCACCGAACACACCAGCAACTCCGAGCATATGGAACGGGTGCATAAGAATATTCATCAGTTATGTTGAGGTTCTTTATCCTCAACTCTCCGTCTTTCGTCGGAGTGTCGGACTATATCATCACCAACTCGTTTTTGAGTTGGGCCAAGCGCTCTTGGGTCTTCATAATCCGTTCTGGATCGTATGACCTAGTCTCTGAACCTTTCCCGCATTCCAGCGAGACTTGGCTGCTGATTAGCATGTCTAAGTACTCAAGAAACTGATCTAAAGTGTTTTTCTTTGACCCGAAGTGCTTATGGAATGTCCAGTGTGCCGAGCGACACAAGAGTATTCCATTCCTCGTATCAAATGCCCAATCAGTCCAAACTGATCCCGTAAAAAGGTGGTGACTGTCAAGAGTTCCTCTCTTTCCAGTTATTGCACATTTGTGGTTCCAAGAAGATCTAACTCCTTTTCTCCACTCTCTGTACTCCACAGTAGATCTCCACTCATTTGGAGTTCTAGGTTTCAGGACTCTATTTTTCTTGATTGTCTCACTTAGTTTCTTCCTAGACTCTAGAGAAACGACTTTTCCCCGGTGGGCATCCCCAATAGAAGATTTCCCACACTCTTTGCAACCTGTTTTTGACCTTTTGTAATTGTCAAAAGTAGTCTCAATGAGTCCGTGGTTTGGACACATGACTACCAAAGTGCAAGATTTGGTTTCGTACTCTCCAGAGACGAACTCGTGACCCCTACTCTCAATCAGACGGAGAGTTTCCCCCATCTTTTCAAGTTTGTAGTCATCAGAGTTTTTGTACATTAGATTTAGCTTTCCAGCAATTCACTTGGTTTTACGAGCACAATATTATTTATGCTCAGCCTGAAAGACAAGCATGTAGTTGAATGTACCAGAGATGCCAAGAGGCATTGCATCGGAGAAAGAACCTTGACCGAAGGGGTAAACCAGGAACACTGCAGAAGCAGCAGCCACAGGTGCGCTGTAAGCAACCATGATCCAGGGACGCATTCCCAGACGATAGGACAATTCCCACTCACGACCCATGTAGCAGTAGATGCCAATCAGGAAGTGAAACACTACGAGTTGGAAGGGTCCTCCATTGTAGAGCCATTCATCAAGAGTGGCGGCTTCCCAGATAGGATAGAAGTGGAGTCCGATAGCATTGGAACTAGGAACAACGGCACCAGAGATAATGTTGTTACCGTACAGGAGTGAGCCAGAGACAGGTTCTCTGATTCCATCGATGTCCACAGGCGGAGCACCAATGAAGGCAATAATGAAGCATGTAGCAGCGGCGAGTAGGGTCGGAATCATGAGGACTCCGAACCAGCCAACATAAAGACGGTTGTTAGTGGATGTAACCCACTGACAGAATGACTCCCAAGATGATTGGCGGGAGTTAGATAGTGTAGCTTGAGCCATTTTTAAGGGTGTAAGTAGAGTCTGTCAGGGAAACAGACGACTTAGTATTTCTCCCTACCCTCGCGGGAGATATTAGAGACGGATTTTGAATGCCTAGTCTCGGTCAAACGGCATTGGGTGGGCTAATCAGTAGCGCTTTCAATTTAATTATACCCTTTGTTTCTCAATGTAAACTCTCATTCTTCTTTCTTCTTTTCAGTGACACTCTGCCCTGAAGAAGGTGAAGAAGTCCCTTTCTTATCGCTTGAGTTAGCCCTCTGCACACCAAAAGTAGCAAGAGCACCTGTGAAGATAGAAGCAATAAATGTTGGGTCTATTTTTTGTTGTGGTATTCCAGGGATGGCGACGTAGGCCAGTGTGAGAATAGCACCAGACCAGGCCAGCACCACAACCCTAACTAGAGCACCAAGCCACTCCTCGGACATGTTTTCTTTTGGCATTTTAGTTTCCTTTTCTTTGTTTTTGGATCCTATATTCATCATGCTAGAAAAGGGATAGTTTTGCTCCTAATCTCTTAGCAATCTTCTTAGGAGGAGAGAACAGGGGCTTGAATCTTTCTTTGCCTTCACGGCTAAAGCTGTCAATCATCGAGTCGTCGATGATGACTTTATTATTTATTTCGTACAGCGGGTCGATGTCAATTTTGTCCCTGATGTACCGCTCAACGTCCTCAACCTGGTCAACAAGACGCGTTCCTGTGTCAGAATACTCGAAGATGTCAATATGACCATCTTCAGCTGTGATATAGTGGAGAACAGGTTTGGTTTGTTTCACCTTCACTTTGAACTTTCCTTTTACTGCGTTTTTCACTGCAGGACCTAAACTCTTCTTTGCCACATTGAACCCTATGGTGGAGGCCATAGTCGCAGCTGTGGAGGCGACTGCAAAAGTGGCAGCAGTGGCTATAAGAGAAGGTTCCGGCAGTTCCACTTCTAAACCACCGACATTTACTTTCGGTAGTTCTTGTGTAGGCGGCACTTCTACTATAGGTTTGCTATCTGGAAGACTTCTGCTTTTTTCTTTAGCAGCCTGCTCTTTATCTCTTTGAGCTTGGACAGCTGCGTTATACTCGGCTTCTGTTGGAACCTCTATGACAGGAAACTGCAACGAGTAGTCTGGGATGTACAGCACAGGAGGTTGCAGACTTCTACTGACCGGTGGTGGGAGTGTCGACACAACAGGTGGCTCTATTGCAGAAATGACACTAGGAGGTATAGCTCTGACAATGGGTATCCTGTTATCAATTGGCTGGATCTCTGGGACTGGCATTGTTGATGGGAGGATATTTGACTACGATATCGGAGCAAATTCCTGCGTATGGGCTGTTAGGATGGAATGTCACACCTAGCTTTATCGCCTCTCCGCATTTCAACAACCTAACTAGCTCAAAGTCAAGTCTAGCCTTATCTGCTTCCGCCTTTTGCCTTTGCGTTGCAACCTTCGCTCTCTCCTTACACAAGTCCATGAGCTCTTTGTCTAAAGGGATATTAAAGCCAAGCGACACACCAGCATTGGAAGTGAATGTTTCGTAGGAGGACGGGTTGTTGCCGCCATTTAGCCCTCCCAAAAGAAAAGGAGCCAACGTCATGGATGGCCCCTGACAATTGACTCCTCCTCCGTATGAGTTCACTGCAAAAGGACCCTGAAGCACTTGTACCGCCTGGTTTGTTACATTACCAGTTGCAGAAGCTGAGGGTCCAGCTATATTAGTGTTACTTGGTGCTGACTGAGCAAATGCGGGTGAAGACCCCAAAACTATTGCGTAAAGACAGAGACAGAGTTTGTTACTGATTCTGTGGTCGTGGTTCGGTCTATCCATGTTTCTTTGGCAATTCCCGGCCCAAGGTAGGTTTCAGAAAACTGAAAAGGAGCACCTTGGGTGACGATGGTGTAGTTGGCTCCTAGAGTGGGGTTGCTTGGGATGTTGATGTTAGTTCCGGATACGGTGTAGGATTCACCAGTGGTGTATTCTATTTGCCGTATCGATTCCACGATGGTTTGTGAAGTCTGTGTGGTTGCTGTGATAGCACCACGGGTGAAATTAGGTACTACGGTGTTTGCTGAAGCTGGTTGTGCGAGTCCATGGATGACCCCCAGCAAAGCTCCAGAGAGGATGGCTAAGTGGAGGTCTTTCATCACTGGAACACAGAGAGCTCGAGTGTGCGTTGTCCAATAGCTGTTGTGCCAGGACCACCAGCAGTCACTGTGGGAACTCCACCAGAGTTGATGGTTCCTGCGAGTGCGCCTGCACTTCCACCTGCGGAGGTGACTGAGCTTCCATAAAGGTTAGGTGTATCGAAGCGACCGGCACTGGAGATTGAACTTTGGCTTGTAACTACGGAGTCTCCCTGCAGATAAGAGGCAGAGAAAGAAAATGACTCACCAGAAGTTGCCTGGCTTGCGCTTATTGTGCTGGGGGCGGCAGTGAAGCCATCACTTGTCATAAGCACTGCGTTGCCGACAACACCGGAATTGGTACCGTCTGATGTGGTGACACCAACACCGCTAACAGCGTATGAGTGGCCAATTCGAGTAGACTGTACTGCCGGACCCTCGACGGTGAGTTGCACGGAGTCTGTAATTCTTGAAGTGATTTGACCTGCATGCGCTGCAGAAGCGAGTAGGAGCACTGGAAGTGCTAAAACAGCTTTCTTCATTGCGGTTTATGGTGTGCTATACAAGATTGCGCTAATTAGTTTTACCCTTTAGTAGTTGTTTACAGATGTGTGTGAGAAGACGAGTGATGTAAATGTGTTTCATCAACCAATCTTTCGCCTCCTTTTCTGTCATCCTGTCGATTTCTGGGCGCATTTGAATGATAGAAAGTTCTTGCTCAGGAGGCAGAGTGGTATCAATAATCGGTGGGTTGGCCATCCATTCTCTCCCTAATCCATTCAATGATTTCTTCGGCCCTTTCCATATCTTCTTCTTTCTTTATTTTGTTTTCGTAGTACTTTTCTAATAAATCCAAATCTTCGTCAGAAACATTGTGAATAAGCTCAATCATTTTTGATCTTATAGCAATTTCCTCAGCGCCCTCTTCGTAAGGAATTTCGAACTTACTCTTTCCTTCTTCATCTGAGTCATAGTCAATACTTAAATAAATTTCTTTCCAAGAAAGCTCACAGTTTAGAACGTCTTCAACAGATATGTCTAACTTAGAAGCAGTTTGTTCAAACGTAAACCCATCGCTTAGCAAATCTCTAACTCTTTGTCTAAGGCCCAAATATCGACGATTGGGCCTAACAATACGAGAATGGTCACGAAGAGCGTGTTGAATGTAGCCACTCACAGTAGTCCAAGCAAAAGTGCTAAACTTAACCTTTAGATCGGGATCGTATCTCGTTGCTGCTACACATAAAGCAAAATGACCAACGGACTTTAGGTCATCATAAGTGAAGCACCCGGTTTGGTTTCCTGTTCTGCAGACGGCGGAGTAGGCGAGTCTCCCCGCCACCCAAAGATGCTCCTCCACCATTTTTTGTTGGTCTGGCGTCAGCTCACCATGACTTTTTTTCTTCCTAGAACGTTTTTGAATTTGCATTCCAGGTTGCAGTCCTATGTCATCCCTCACACGCGGCACATTCCCCTGAATCTGAGGCTTTAGAGTTGTGATAGTTTTGCATGTATTCAGAATAGCCTCCAATTCTGACTCCATCTTCCCAAAACTGGGGCACGGTTTTGAATTCAGGCTTCCAATATCCTTTGTCTTCTGCTTCTTGTCGAGAGATCTCTTTGTAGTTCTTACCATCCTGTTTGAGTTGTTCTTTCAGTTTTGTGCAATATGGGCAGCCATCTTTGGTGACTACAATGATTTCTTGTTCTTTCCTATCTTTTTTCTTCAGTGGGGAGGAAGACTTCAGGTAGTAAAGAGACTTTACTCCGTTTTTCCAAGCGGCGAGATGGAGTTGGAACATCCGGTCAGCACTAATCTCGGGATCTACGAAGAGGTTCAGCGATTGTGCTTGACAAATAAGCGGTTGGCGGTCTGCTGCTTGCTTGATAAGCTCCATAGAGTTAATCTCTCGTGCCGTCTTAAACACTGCTTTCTCTTTTACAGTGAGGCAGTCTAGTGTCTGAACTGATCCATTATTGGCCAGGATCTCATCCCATACCTCATCACTAACTCCACGCTCGCACAATAGCTTTTCCAGTTGTGGGTTCTTTCTAACAAAAGTGCCTTTAGCTTGTACAGCAGCAAAGTAGTTGGAGTCAATTGGCTCGATGCCCTGCGAGAAAGCGCCGCTGATGACAGCGTTAGTTCGTGTAGGAGCGATGGCAAGAAGGTGAGTGTTGCGTCGCCCTGTTCCTTCGCACCATTCTGGCTCACCATATTCCTCCGCCAGCATCTTAGTCGCACGCTCTGCTTTGGACCTAATGTCGTAGTGGATATCTACATTCATCTTTCGTGCCTCAGCACTCTCGAATGGGATCATGTGCTTCTGAAGAAGTGAGTGATATCCCATAGTTCCAAGACCGAGAGCTCGGGACTTCTCAGCAAAGCGGCGGGAGCGACCCATACCGAACTTATGGCCAGTTTTGTTGATGAACTCAGTTAGGACTGAATCCAAAAAGTAAGTAGCAAGCTCAACGACCCCAAGATTAGATTCCCCAACCCAGTTAGCCCACTCGTCGTACCTCGCCAAATTAAGCGACGAAAGGCAGCAAACAAATGAGTGATTTTCGTCAGTATGGAGTGTGATTTCTGAGCAGAGGTTAGAGGTGCTGACCTTAAGTCCTCGTTCTTTGTAGCATTCTGGGTTCTGGCGATTGACATTGTCGATAAATAGAAGATATGGCGATCCAGACACAAGGCGAGTCCTGAGGACTTCACCGAATAACTCCTGTTTCTCTTGGTCACCTGCGATCATGGACTCTAGCCAAGCATCTGTGATAGTGAGACCGAGGTTGGAATCGATAAAGTTGCGTGGGTCGCCTTTGCTATGGTCTTTTGCCCTAAGGAGCTCCGGAACGTCTGGATGATCAATGGGTAAGTAAGTTGCAAAAGATCCGCGACGAACTCCACCTTGGGAAACGTATGAGGCCGTTTGGTCAAACAATCGGCTAACTGGTGCTACGCCAGTAGCTTTACCACTACCTGCAAATGGGGAACCAGCAGGGCGAATGTCTCCCAAGTAAATGCCTACACCACCACCATTTTTAGAGAGAGCGGCTGTCTCTTTCAAATGTGAATAAATGGAAGAAATAGAATCTGAAATGTGGACTGAGTAGCAAGAAATGGGAAGAGCACGACTTGTTCCAAAGTTAGCAGCGACAGGAGACGCAGGACCAAGCCACCCATTCCAAAGCATGTTGAAAAGGTCCTCTTCTAAATCAGGTCTTTTTAGGTATTTAGCGGCGGTAGAAGACAACCTGGTGAACATGTCTTTAGGCGTCTCCCCAACCTGGAGGTAGCCTTTATTAAGTGTTTCGAGTGCTTCAGCACTCATCCAATCGGGAACAACTTGCATCAGCGGAGAACGAGATCGAGGGAGGAAAGATTAACGGTGTTGAAGTTCTGAGTGGGTTTGGCGACATAATTATCGCCGGATTTTGATGCGGCAAAGAAGTCAGTGCTCTTTTGACCAATAACCATAACATCGAACCACTCTTTCACCGAGTTGGCGAGTACCGCATCGTACTCATAATGGCAGTCTACGATGTCATAGATACCAAGTTCTCGAAGTCGGTTGTTAGCACGCTGCAGCATGTAAGCATCAAGCGCCTCTGCAGTAAGACCATTTACTTCACGATTTTTGAAGATGTTAGCGAGGAAAGAGCGCTCATTCTCCAGTACAGCATCAAAGCCTGATTTTATCAGTGCTCGTTCTTCGCTCGACAAACCTGTTTCACGAACAAGTTGACGGAACAAAGCGCAAGCACCATCACTATGTTGTTGTTCATCAAGCGCCGACCAAGAGATCACCTGCGCCAAACCCTTAAACCGTCCACTCTTGTTGAACGAGAGGAGGACCGCGAAGGATGAGAACAGCGACACTCCCTCACCCGCTCCTGAGAAGATTCCAAGAGCAACCTTTCCATTGTATTTAGAGAACTCCTCAATCTTCGCTTGAGCCGTGGGATCACCGAGAAACGCCTCGAACTCATCAAGTCCAAGTGTATCACTAAGGTGATTATACGCCTGTTGATGAATACACTCAAATAGAGAATACGCTCTCGCCATCGAAAGAATCTCCGGCTTCGGGAACATTGCGCATACTTCATCACTCCAATAGTCTCCAATGACTTGTTCTAATGTAGTGAAACCTCTAAGGATACCTGCAATAATCTCCCTCTCGGTTTCTGTAGCTTGTTGCCAGTCCCTAACGTCAGGGTCAAAACTAACCTCCTCAACCCTCCAAATGGAAGCGATTGCTTTCTGAAATCGATTGAAGAATTCTGGATACTCCCAGTCTCCGTTCAGTTTATATGCTAGTCTAGGTTCTGTGATGCTCACTGGTTATATTCTTGAAATACTTGATCGTTCCACCATAAAGGTTTTGAGCTTGGCAGTTTCTTCCATGCCGCATAGCTTTTGTGATGCATATAGCGGCGATACGCTTCAGTAGTGCTGATGCGAAAGTTCCTACGAATCTCTGGATATTGCTCAGCGTTGATAGCTCTGGCAAACGGTGTGTGTTCAGTGTAGAGACTAAGAGACCCACCATTTTGCTCAAACAGTCGTTTGGCATCGAGGTGGGCTTGTAAGCAGCTATGGATTTTACCGTAGCGGCGGTGATATTCGGCGCAAATTGCCAAACCGTGTAAGATCATCCAAGCAGTATTAGCTTGGCATTCGCGACCCCAGATAGTGCAAGGGTGATTTTTGTGTGTAACTTTGTAATGACCACCGTCTTTTTTAGTAAGAAAGCCGTAGTCGAGGAACTCTTCGCTGAAGTTTGCTGCCAAAAGTTGAGCATTCTCCAGAGCCATCTTGACCACAAGTTTGTCAGGAAGATCGTAAGCAGACTGGAAGGGACATTCTGAGGTGGCAAATAGGTTCACGGTTTGTTTAGCGAACTAGGGCTATTATAGTCTAAAAACTCAGCTGTAAACCCTTTTGTGTGCTTTCTAACTCCATTTAGAACTGACGATAGATTTCCGGGGCTCAGACCGAGTTCTTTAGCCGCCTCGTTCACTCCTCTAAAAATCATTCTTTCCCCGTCTGGAGAGATAACTTCTATAGCTTTTCTTGTTTTTTGTGAGCCAATTTCTGCAAGCCTTTTTGCTTTATCACTTCTTTCTTGCTCAGATAGATTTCGCCATCCAGTCCTATTCCTTCTTTCTTCTTTATTTTTTAGTGCATCCCATGATGCTTTTACTTTGATGTTCCTTTCTTTTATTGACTCTAAGGTTATGCTTTCTCTAGACCTTTTAGCGCCCAATTGGCAGGCTTTTCGTGAAAGTGCCCCGCTAATGTTTTCATTCAAACATTTAGGGTCATCCCAAAAATAACGGATAATTGACTCCTCAACGCGTTGCGCCTGCAACAATCCCTCATCGTTATAGTCAAAAGTTTGAAGAATAGTGATTTCCGGAGTGTAAAAATCCCACTTCCATTTGTGAGTTACGGGTGACCCTAAATAGCCATCTTTTTCTTTGGACTCTTTATGATAACCAAAATAAAAGTCAGGGATTTCCTCAAATGTGATTTTATAAACAAAGATGCGTAAATCCATCTAACTATTATAACAAAAAAGGGACCCGGTAAAACCGAGCCCCTTATAATTATCTACCTTGTCCACGGTACCTTTTTTTACGTCCGTTACGGGAAGTAGCGCTAAGTTTAGTATTACCACTAGCACCTTGTCGAGTGTTTTTTGGTTTTCCGGGTTGGAATTGGACTCCGCTAAGCCCGACTTTTGCACGTACTGCCAATGAATTTCTCCTTTAGTAAGTTTCTGAGAGTTGCTTTACAGAGTAAGCGAGTAGAACCAAAAAGATTATAGAAGTTGTGGTCCAGAGTAAACTTGTCATTTGCGAGGCCATGTTAGTTCTAGTGTGGCGGTGAGAAGGATAACAAAAGCAAAGACAAAAAATCCTGCTAGCATAAGTCCTCCAATGATGATACAAGCGGTAGCAACGGGGGCCATCTTTTTAAATGGGAATTAAGCGTTACGGTTGATTTCACAGAGAGGTGTAACTGTAATTCTTGTGGCCTTTATATCTCGTTGTTATCACTCCTCGCCAGATTGTGTTAGCAGTGCTGCACCAATTACTGATACAATTAGGATAGTGGCTGTGGCAAGGAGTACCATAGGTCTGTGGGAATCTTGTGCAGTTCCGTTGTTTAGCGGGAGCGGTTCTTTAGAACCACAAAAGCATCTTTGTTGAACTTACGGACACCTTTGGGAGTTGCCCACTTCTCGTTGTAGTCTTCGCCTTGGTCGATCCCCGAGACAACTGTGCCACCAATCTCGATGACGATGTCGTCTTCAGTTGGGTCCCAACCAAGATCACGAACAGCAGCAGCAATCCCTCCCTCGTTCAATTTATACATTGTAAACTCAGAAGAGGCCAAAGGCGAGAGTGCCCGTGGTAAAGTAAGAGATGAAGGCGAGGATAATCGAAATCATAGCGACCCTACCATTCAACTTTTCGGCTTTCTCGTTGTGGGTTTCGTACATGTCTTTGTTCATTTGTTCCTGGATGTCTGAATCGATATACATAGTTGGTTCGGTCGCGAACATGTTCTGTTTGCCGAACTCGTCTTTGGTTACTGTCATTAGGTCGGTAGTAGTTCATCTTTATTTTACCCTAACGTTTCAGTTTGTAAACCTCTTACAAAAGTCTGTGTTTTGCTTTAGAAACTTATGAACATACCCACCTACATCCATTTCCATCCTGTGATGGGCTTGAAGGTGGAGGGATTGGACAAAAAACAAAGACCCACAAATGAGAAGGTTTATATGGGTTACAGGTGAACCCAGAACCTTGGAAAGATAGCCTTTCATAACAGAAAAAGGAGGGCCGAAGCCCTCCCCACGATCAATCTTCTTTTGTAACTTCCACCGACACCGACTTAGCGTCTCGGCGAGGGATGCGAACGGTCAACATACCCCATTTGATTGAGGCAGTGATGCTATCAAGTTCAACTCGTGACCCAAGTGTAAGGTACGTCGAACCACGATCACATTCAATAATCAGTGCGCGTCCTCTGGCGTCAACTTTGATAGTGTCCGGATCAACACCCGGAACTTCTACATTGACAATAATGGAGGTCTGGTCTAGTGACTCCTGAACCTCATAGGAAAGACCTGAGCGAGGAATAGCGCTGACTTGGGAGAAGTTGCTCAACATTTCGTCGAACACTTTATCGATTGATGCTGCGTTAGGTAGTGCAATCATTGTGGGCAAAAAGCAATAGGACAATGAATGGGAGATGAACTCCCAAAGCGAAATACGAGACTCGAACTCGTGACACCAATTTGGAAGAATGGGATGTTACCGCTACACCAATTTCGCAAGAGCCGGTGACAGGGCACGATCCTGCGACATCAGCTTTACAAAAGCTGCGCTCTACCAACTGAGCTACACCGGCAA